GCGCTATGGTCCGCCGCTGTTGAGTATTTCGAGTGGGTGGAGGATAACCCGCTTTATGAAGCCAAGGTTGCCGCAAACAAGGGCGAGCCTGAAATAGTTTACGTGCCAAAGATTCGGGCAATGACGCTTTCGGGGCTGCAAACCTTCCTAGATATTAGTCACCAAGGTTGGCTGAATTACGGCGCGCGGGATGGTTTTATTGATATCTGTGCAAAGATAGCAGAGATCATCCGGCAACAGAAGTTTGAGGGCGCATCGGCTGGGCTGTTGAACCATGCCATCATCGCCCGTGATCTTGGCCTTACCGACAAGCAGGATATCACTTCCAACGGCGAAACGATAGGCGCTACCAAGGAATCCCTGATTGAGCAAGCAACCAGACTTGGCGTCGATCCGGCACTTCTTGGCCTCACTGGAAGCGCACAAGAAGGCGACGACGCTTAAACCAGAAGGCCCGCTGTTAGACTTCGCGAAGTGGTTCTTTTATGACCGGGAGCGGATGGCGTTTATCGAAGGGCCGCACCATAGGCTGATTGGCGAAACTCTTGATCGTGTGTTGACCGGCGACATAACCCGGCTGTTGATTACGGTCCCTCCTGGGTACACCAAAACAGAATTGGCGGTTGTGGCGTTCATCGCTAAGGGGTTTCAGATTAACCCGGCAAGCCGGTTTATTCACGCCACATTCTCAGACGATCTGGCGCGTGAAAATAGCAGCAAGATAAAAGACCTAGTGGAAAGCGAGGCATTCGCCGAACTAAGCCCAGGCTTTGGCATAGCCGCGGATTCATCGGCCAAGGATCGATGGAAAACAATAGCAGGCGGCGGGCTGCTGGCCAAGGCGGCGGGCGGTCCAATTACCGGATTCAGGGCTGGCCTTATGGCACCGGGCAAATTCACCGGCGCGCTGATTATCGACGATCCGTTAAAGCCGGATGACGCTTTTTCGCCAACACGGCGGGCCGCGGTTAACCAGAGGGCAACGAATACATTCCGCAGCCGGTTGGCGCATGACGGCGTGCCGATCATCGTCATCATGCAGAGACTACACAACGACGATTTTGCAGGCCACCTATTGCACGGCGGATCAGGCGACAAGTGGCATCATCTGGATTTGCCGGTAGAGATAACCGCGGGGCATGAATACCCGCCTGATTGGACGCATGGCATACCGATAGAGCATGATTTGCCGGATGGCCCGCTATGGCCCGCAAAGCACACCCTATCGGAAATCGAGATATTGAGGGCAGACGCTTACACGTTCGCCAGCCAATACATGCAGCGGCCCGTGAGCATTGAAGGCGCGCTGTTCGATATGGCCGGGATCGAGTGGTACAATGGGCCGCCCGAATGCAGTGAATATTGCATCTATGCGGATACCGCACAAAAGACGGGCGAGCGCAACGATTGGAGCGTGTTCCAACTATGGGGCCGTGCCGGGCATCGCATCGCGCTAATGGACCAATTGCGCGGCAAATGGGAAGCGCCAGAGTTGGAGCGGATGGCCGTTGCCTTCTGGGAAAAGCACCGTTTCAAGCGTCCGCATGGGTTTAAGGTAGAGGATAAGGTTTCAGGCACCGGCCTAATCCAGACGCTACGCCGCAAGGGCTTGCCGATGATTGGCATTCAACGCGGCAAAGATAAATACACCCGCGGGCTTGACGCAGCCCCATGGATAGCAACCGGGCAAGTGATGTTGCCTGCGAATGCTGAATACACGCCAGCGCTAAGGAGCGAGCTACAGATGTTCGACGGCCTAGGCAGCGGCTTTGATGATCAGGTTGACCCGCTAATGGATGCTATCGACGATTTCCTGGCGTTCCCAGCCGCGCCACGGATCAGGTCGCTATAATGGCGTTTTGGGACCGCTGGCTATCGCGCAAAGAGAGCGCGGTTGCATCGCTGCACATACTCAACCCAGGCCAGCCGGTATGGTCGCCAAAGGACTATAAGGCGTTCGCAGAAGAAGCCTACATGCGGAACGTGGTTGCCTATCAGGCAATCAACCGCGTGGCCGAGGCAGTTTCAAGCGTGCGTTGGATGGCGTGGCGAGGGAAGGCAGAGCTTACCGAAAGCCCATTGCTTGACCTGATAGCAAAGCCAAACCCGCAACAGGGGCAGGCTGAATACATCCAGGCAAAGATTGGCTTCCTGCTGATTAGCGGCAATGAGTACGAGGAGCGCGTGACTATCCGCAATGAGCCGCGGGAAATTTACACGCTTCGGCCTGACCGGATGAAAATCATACCGCCGAGCAAGGGCGGAGAAATGACGTTCCGCTACAGCGTCGGCAATGGCAAGTATCGCGATTTTGTGGCGGACCCAATCACTGGCAAGGGTGATCTACATCACACCCGGCTCTTTAACCCGATCAACGACTGGTACGGTATGAGCCCGATTGAAGCCGGGGCATATTCGGTTGATCAGCACAACGAAAGCATGAGCCTTATGCAAGCGCTCTTGCAAAACAGCGCCAGACCATCCGGCGCGCTCGTCTCAGAAACGCCGCTTTCAGATGACAACTACAACCGGCTGAAAGCCCAGATGGAAGACCAATATCAGGGCGCAAAGAATGCGGGCCGTCCGATGCTGCTTGAAGGCGGCGTGTCGTGGCAGGCGATGGGCATGAGCCCTAAAGACATGGAGATACTAGAGACCAAATACAGCGCTGCGCGTGATGTGTCGCTGGCGTTTGGCGTCCCTGCCCAGCTTATGGGCATCCCTGGCGACAACACATACTCCAACTACCAGGAAGCCCGGCTGGCGTTCTGGGAGGATACGGTAATCCCGCTAGTGGAGCGTGTGGCGGACAACTGGACCAACTCACTAGGCGAGGCTTTCGGCGGGCTGGAGATCAAGCCGGACTATGACCACGTTCCGGCGATTGCGGAAAAGAAGCGCGTGCTTTGGGATATGGCAGATAAGTCTATGGACCTGACCATAAACGAGCGGCGGCTGATTAAGGGTTATGAGCCGTTGCCCGATGGCAATGTGCTGCCGACAAAGCCAGCCGCGCCGGTTGCGCCAGAGCCCGCGTTGAGCAAGTCAGACCTGACCGCCTTGGCCTATGGGCTTGATCTGAAGTGAAGGTGTTGCTTGGCGGCACGCCTGCGGAAGAGGCCGCTAGGCAAGAGAAGCTGATTGATGCACTGACCAAGGCCAACCGCTCGCGCATTGCCAGTGAAATCAACCGGACCATGCAGGCGATGGCGGATCAATACGAAATAGGCCGCGGGTTGCCGCAACTGCCAGACGGCAGCGAGGCGAGGTTGACGGCAACAATGCGCACGGTAGCGGGGCAATCCATCGCCACATTCGGCGCGCGCATTCTGGACCGGGGCAAAAATGCAACGCTTACGATGGAACAAAAGGGCTTTGCGGAGTTCTTTGCCCGGTTGGCTGCGGAGTTTATCGCGGCGGAAATGATACGGCGGCGCATAACCGCCATTAACGAGACAACGCGCGACCACGTTATGCGGATCATCGCCAACGGCCAAGAGAATGGCGACAGCCTGGAAAAGATAGCCAAGGCAATCCGGCAAACGTCGCCACGCATCGCCCGTGTGAGGGCTCACACTATAGCCCGGACGGAAACACACAACGCGGCCAACTATGGCGCACATCATGCCGCCAAGGCTACAGGGCTGCAATTGGTGAAGGAATGGGTGTCGGTAGAAGATCACCGCACGCGCGATTTCCTGGAGCCGACAATATCGGAGTTCAGTCATCGCGAAATGAATGGCGTTCAAGTCGCTATGGACGCGCCTTTCATGGTTCCCGGTCTATTCGGCAAGACTGAAGCGCTGATGTACCCAGGCGACCCGGCAGGAAGTCCAGGGAATACGATAAATTGCCGATGCGCCTCAGTGCATACGGTTTTGGAGTAGATTGATGAAATACAAATCAGCCGCCTTTGAACTGAAGGCAGAGCCGGACGCGGAAGGCGTCTTTGAGGGCTATGCTTCGGTTTTCGACGTGGTGGACCAAGGGCTCGACGTGGTGAAGCCCGGCGCGTTTGCGAAGTCGCTGGCAGGCGGGCGGAAGGTCAAGATGCTCTGGCAGCACGATCAAAGCCAGCCCATTGGCGTATGGGAAAAGGTGGAAGAGGACGAGCGCGGGCTATTCGTTCGCGGGCGATTGGTCAAAGGCGTTCGCCGTGCGGATGAAGCCGCGGCGCTGCTGAAGGCTGGCGCAATGGACAGCATGTCAATCGGCTATCGCGTCAAAGAGGCAAGCGATGAAGCTGGCGGGCGCATTCGGGCGCTTGATGAGGTGGAGCTATTTGAGGTGAGCCTTGTCACGTTCCCCATGCTGCCAGACGCGCAGGTAACGGCGGTCAAGTCGATCAGGACAATTCGAGATTTTGAGCGAGCCTTGCGGGATGCGGGTTTCTCTCAAACGGAAGCCAAGGCCATTGCGGCCCAGGGTTTCAAAGGGCTAGCAGAGCATCGGGACGATGTGAAAGCAGAGCCGGTAGCCGAGCCGCCTGATACGGGCGGCTTTTTTGATGCAATCAGGCAACTGGAAAGGCAATTTCATGTCTGACGATAACAACACGATGCTAGAGGCCAAAAAGGCCGTCGAAGCGTTGAATGCGGGCTTTGAGGCGTTCAAGGCCGCGAATGATGAAAACCTGAAGGCGCGCGATGTCGTGCTTGAAGAGAAGATGGCCAAGATCAACGCCGATTTGGACGCTGCCCAAAAGGTTGCGGATGATGCGGTGTTGGCGGTCAAGCGTGCATCCCGGATCGTGTCCGATGGCAGCGGCGGCGAAGTCGATCTTGACGCCAAGGCGCTCAAGTGGGCCAAGCGCAACGCACGCGCCCAGGGCACCAATATCCAGGAATACGGGGCCGATGATCTGAAGGCGTACAAGTCTGCGTTTGATGCGTATCTGCGCAAAGACGACCGCGTACTTGATGCCGTCCAGACCAAGGCTCTTTCGGTCGGCAGCGACCCTGACGGCGGCTATGTGGTGCATCCCGATATGTCGGGCCGCATCGTAACCAAAGAGTTTGAGACTTCGGTCATTCGCGCCTTCGCCAATATTCAGACCATCAGCACTGATGCGCTCGAAGGCATGTATGACCTGGACGAGGCTTCGGTCGGATGGGTTGGTGAAACCGCCGCCCGGACGGAGACCAACACTCCGAAGCTTGGCGCTTGGCGCATACCAGTGCATGAGATTTACGCAAACCCGGCAGCTACCCAAAAGCTGCTTGATGATGCGGAAATCAACATGGAAACTTGGCTGGCTAACAAGGTCGGCGAAGCCATGGGGCGGGCAGAAAACACCGCCTCCGTCACCGGCGACGGCGTCGGCAAGTGGCGCGGTTTCCTGACCTATGCGAACGGCACCACGCTCCCCGGCACTATTGAACAGTCGGCGACAGGCGTAAGCGGAGGCTTTGCGGCGTCCGGCGCTGGCGTGGATATCTTTTACACTGTTGTCGGCAAGACCAAGGCCCGCTACCGCGTTAATGCCAGTTGGGCAATGAACCGGACCGCGGTCGCAGACGTGCGCAAGCTGAAGGATTCGGATGGCGCTTACATCTGGCAGCCATCGGCACAGGCGGGCATTCCTGACCGTCTCGCTGGCTACCCGATTGCGCCGTTTGAGGATATGCCAGCCATTGCAGCCGACAGCCTGTCTATCGCCTTTGCAGACTTCCGCGAGGCTTACCAGATTGTTGACCGCTCCGGCATCCGCGTCCTGCGCGATCCGTACACCAACAAGCCGTATGTTCACTTCTACACCGTCAAGCGTTCGGGCGGCGACGTGGTGAACTTCGAGGCAATCAAGCTCATCAAGTTTGGCTCGTAAGCGAGCAGAAAGGAGCCAAAAACATGGCTTATCGTGATCTTCACAACAATGTAGATATTGTGGCTGTCATCCCGCCAATCACGGTTGGAACGACTGGCACGGGCCGTACCGGCAACGTCATTGATACCCGCGGCTATGACGCTGTTGAACTGGCCATCAACTATGGCGCTGTCACGCCAACTGATGCGGTTTTCACCGTGACCGTGTTGGAAGGCGAAGTCACCGGCACCATGACTTCGGTTGCCGATACCGACTTGCTGGGCACCGAACTAGCAGCCGGTTTGGCCGCGGCGGTTCGCGTCGATGGCAGCACTGAAAACGTGGCCAAGCGGATCGGCTATATCGGCAGCAAGCGCTATATCCGGGCCGATGTGAAAAGCACCGTCACCGCAGCGCCGCCGATTGCGGTCAATGCCGTGTTGACGCGGGCGGCTCGCGCGCCAGTGGCGACCTAACCAAGCATCCCGCAAGGGTTGCACTCCGGTACAAACTGGCGGGGCTTCGGCTCCGCCTTTTTTGTACCGGGCAACTATCGTACCGGAAACAGCAAGGAGGCCATAATGCGCCCCGGCGAAAGACAAGTTGCACCGTCGATTGACGGCATTCGGCAAGATCACGTTGCCCGCTACCAGTGGGCGGATAGCATCATTCCGGCAGGCGCAAGCGTGCTGGACCTTGGCTGCGGTGTTGGCTATGGGGCCGATTTGCTGGCGCGGGGCAAGCGTGACGTGATCGGCGTGGATTGCGATGTTGAAGCGCTGGAATATGGCGCGGCGAACTACAAAACAGCCCGCTACCATGAGGCCGATTTGCAGACCGGCTGGCGCATGGCTGACGTTGGCAACGCTGATTATGCGGTGGCGTTCGAGTGTATCGAACACGTCCAAAAGCCGGAAAGGTTTTTGCGCGCAGTGAAAGCGGAATACCTGCTTGCGAGCGTGCCGAATGAGACGCACTTCCCGCATGGCGGCAAGGTTCGGTTTCATCATCGGCATTACACAGAAGAGCAATTCATCGACCTGCTAGACGGTAGCGGCTGGGATGTGGAGGAAATCAGGCACCAGGAAGGCGACACAAGCGCGGTAGGGGATACCCCAGGCCGGACGCTGGTTGCCCGGTGCAAGCGCAACGCGGACTTTGCGGCGCTATACGGAAAGCATGTTGCCATCGTTGGATTGGGGCCATCGTCTGACACGTTCGTTGACCATTGCAAGCGGGCTGGCGGACTTGATGCCGTCCAGACCAAGGCTCTTTCGGTCGGCAGCGACCCTGACGGCGGCTATGTGGTGCATCCCGATATGTCGGGCCGCATCGTAACCAAAGAGTTTGAGACTTCGGTCATTCGCGCCTTCGCCAATATTCAGACCATCAGCACTGATGCGCTCGAAGGCATGTATGACCTGGACGAGGCATCGGTCGGCTGGGTTGGTGAAACCGCCGCCCGGACGGAGACCAACACTCCGCAGCTTGGCGCTTGGCGCATCCCAGTGCATGAGATTTACGCAAACCCGGCAGCTACCCAAAAGCTGCTTGATGATGCGGAAATCAACATGGAAACTTGGCTGGCTAACAAGGTCGGCGAAGCCATGGGGCGGGCAGAAAACACCGCCTCCGTCACCGGCGACGGCGTCGGCAAGTGGCGCGGTTTCCTGACCTATGCGAACGGCACCACGCTCCCCGGCACTATTGAACAGTCGGCGACAGGCGTAAGCGGAGGCTTTGCGGCGTCCGGCGCGGGCGTGGATATCTTCTACACCGTTGTCGGCAAGACCAAGGCCCGCTACCGCGTTAATGCCAGTTGGGCAATGAACCGGACCGCGGTCGCAGACGTGCGCAAGCTGAAGGATTCGGATGGCGCTTACATCTGGCAGCCATCGGCACAGGCGGGCATTCCTGACCGTCTCGCTGGCTACCCGATTGCGCCGTTTGAGGATATGCCAGCCATTGCAGCCGACAGCCTGTCTATCGCCTTTGCAGACTTCCGCGAGGCTTACCAGATTGTTGACCGCTCCGGCATCCGCGTCCTGCGCGATCCGTACACCAACAAGCCGTATGTTCACTTCTACACCGTCAAGCGTTCGGGCGGCGACGTGGTGAACTTCGAGGCAATCAAGCTCATCAAGTTTGGCTCGTAACCGAGCAGAAAGGAGCCAAAAACATGGCTTATCGTGATCTCCATAACAATGTAGATATTGTGGCTGTCATCCCGCCAATCACGGTTGGAACGACTGGCACGGGCCGTACCGGCAACGTCATTGATACCCGCGGCTATGACGCTGTTGAACTGGCCATCAACTATGGCGCTGTCACGCCAACTGATGCGGTTTTCACCGTGACCGTGTTGGAAGGCGAAGTCACCGGCACCATGACTTCGGTTGCCGATACCGACTTGCTGGGCACCGAACTAGCAGCCGGTTTGGCCGCGGCGGTTCGCGTCGATGGCAGCACTGAAAACGTGGCCAAGCGGATCGGCTATATCGGCAGCAAGCGCTATATCCGGGCCGATGTGAAAAGCACCGTCACCGCAGCGCCGCCGATTGCGGTCAATGCCGTGTTGACGCGGGCGGCTCGCGCGCCAGTGGCGACCTAACCAAGCATCCCGCAAGGGTTGCACTCCGGTACAAACTGGCGGGGCTTCGGCTCCGCCTTTTTTGTACCGGGCAACTATCGTACCGGAAACAGCAAGGAGGCCATAATGCGCCCCGGCGAAAGACAAGTTGCACCGTCGATTGACGGCATTCGGCAAGATCACGTTGCCCGCTACCAGTGGGCGGATAGCATCATTCCGGCAGGCGCAAGCGTGCTGGACTTGGGCTGCGGTGTTGGCTATGGGGCCGACTTGCTGGCGCGGGGCAAGCGTGACGTGATCGGCATCGATTGCGATGTTGAGGCGCTGGAATATGGCGCGGCGAACTACAAAACAGCCCGATACCATGAGGCCGATTTGCAGACCGGCTGGCGCATGGCGGACGTTGGCAATGCTGACTATGCCGTGGCGTTTGAGTGCATCGAACACGTCCAGAAGCCGGAAAAGTTTTTGCGCGCAGTGAAGGCAGAATACCTGCTCGCGAGCGTGCCGAATGAGACGCACTTCCCGCATGGCGGCAAGGTTCGGTTTCATCATCGGCATTACACAGAAGAGCAATTCATCGACCTGCTGGATGGCAGCGGATGGAATGTTGAGGAAATCAGGCACCAGGAAGGCGACACAAGCGCGGTAGGGGATACCCCAGGCCGGACGCTGGTTGCCCGGTGCAAGCGCAACGCAGACTTTGCGGCGCTATACGGAAAGCATGTTGCCATCGTTGGCTTGGGGCCATCGTCTGACACGTTCGTTGACCATTGCAAGCGCGCGGGCGGCGCATCGGCATACTGTGACGAGATATGGCCAATCAACGCGCTTGGTGACGTTTTGCGGGCAGATCGCATCTGGCACATGGACGATGTGCGGGTACAGGAATCGCGGGCGGCGGCGCATCCTGAAAGCAACATTGCGCGCATGATCGAATGGATCAAAACGCATCCGGGGCCGATATATACCAGCCACCTAGAGCCGGGGTATCCGGGATTGGTGGAATACCCGTTGCAGAAAGTCGTTAAGGCGACCGGTGAGGCGTACTTTAACGGCACGGTCGCCTATGCGGTGGCATATGCCCTATATCGGCGCGTTGGCCGTATCAGCTTGTTTGGCTGCGATTACACCTACGCCAACAGCCACTCCGCAGAGCGCGGGCGGGCATGTCTGGAATACTGGATTGCAATAGCCAAGTCGCAAGGCGTCCAGATTACATTGCCGCGCGATACGTCATTGATGGACGTTTGCGACGGGCCGGACTCGCTGTTTTATGGCTATGACGGCTACAAGGTCCGGCTATCGGATAGCGGTGGCATGGGGCTCAACATAGAGCCGCGGGAACTGCCAACGGCAGAAGAGATTGAAGCACGCTACGACCATAGCAAGCCAGCAAATGGGCTTGTGAGGGCGGCAAGTGAAGCAGCGGAGGGGAAGGCATGACCAAGGCAAAGATTACGGCGCAACTCGGCTGGCGATACGCGCCGGAAGGGCACACGGTCATTACCCTGCCGTGGGGCACTGAGATTGAAGGCCGGTTTGCGCAAGTCGCCATTGATGCGGGCGCGGCTGTTCCAGTCGTCAGCTATGCGACCAAGGTAAACGGGCCGAGCGAGTTTAAGGCGACGGCACCGGCAGAAGTCCCGCCGAAACGCAAATACACCAGAAAGAAGGCGGCTGAATAATGGCGCTACGTTCGCAGCCACGGCTCACCCAATACCGCGGCAACGTGCTTACCAGCGCGCCAGCCGTTGAGCCGGTAACGGCGGCGGAATTGCGGACGTTCTTGCGTGAGACGGCAACCGGCCTGCCTGACACAGAAGCCGACGATTTCATTGCCCAGTCGCGGCAAGAAATCGAGGATTTCAGCGGGCTAGCGCTAATTACTCAGACTTGGCTAATGAGCATTGACCGCTGGCCAACTCAGAACGAACCTTGGTGGGATGGCGTCCGGGATGGGGCAATGAATGACCTGCACGGCGCGCGCTATGCGTCTGACGTTCGACTTCCCCGCTACCCGCTGCAATCCATCGCCAGTGTGACGGTATACGACGAGGACAGCAATTCAACCGCGGTCACGGTAGCGGCCACGTTCGACATTGACACTTCGCAGCATCCGGGCCGGATCACGCTACAGAGCGGGGCAACTTGGCCGGTTGCCTTGCGCGCCAACAACGCAATCCAGATTTCATACATTGCAGGCTATGGCGATGCGGCAAGCAATGTGCCAGCGCCTCTTATCCGGGCGGTGAAGCAGCTTGCGGCGGGGTTCTACAGCAAGAGGGGCGACGGCTGCGATGCAGAGCAAGCCATGCGTGAAAGCGGCGCTATGGGCGTCCTAGGCGTCTACAGAGTGGCTCGCATCTGATGAAATGCTGCGATATGCACGCCGGAATGCTTCGCGAGCCCGTGACGTTCCAGGAAATGGCACGGCTAAGCGATGGCGCGGGCGGATTTACGCAAACATGGTCAACCATTAGCGGCGCACCGGATCGGGCGCACGTTAAGGCAATGTCAGGCGGCGAACGCTATGCCAGCGCAAGGACGGAAGCATCGGCAAGCTGGCGCATTGTCTGCCGGTATGATGCCAACATTGACGAGACCAAGAAGGCGGTCATTCGCGGGCGCAGCTACCAAATCCGGTTTGTTAACAACCTGGAATTGATGGATCGCTGGCTAGAAATCGACCTGGACCTAGGGGATGCGGTCTAATGGCAACGCTTAAAATGGAAGTTCACGGGCTGGCTGAATTGCTGGCAGGGCTGGAAAAGCTAGGCCAGGATATGACCGGCGCACTTGATGACGTGGTGAACGCTACCGGCCTGGAATTGCGAGGTGACATTATCAAGCGTTACCAGCGCGGGCCAGCGAGCGGGCGGACCTATCGCAAGTACAGGCCGAACAGGACGCACCAAGCCAGCGCGCCGGGGCAAGCGCCGATGACAGACACAGGGCGGCTTCAGGGCGGCACGCTGTTTGATAAAACCGGCCCGGCATCGGTCAGGGTGTTCAACGCCATAGAATACGCAGCGGCGCTTGAATACGGATCAACCAACGGCAGAGGACGGATTGCGCCGCGTCCGGCATGGCGTCCGGCAATCGATAAGATGCGGCCAAAGTATGAAAAGCGGATCAATGACGCGATAGCGGAGGCCGTGCGCCGTGCGACCTGAAGAATTGCAGATTGCCATATTTTCCGCACTTAACACCGCGTCTTTGGCGGCGCTTATGTCATCCTCGCATACATCGCTAGTGCCGTTCGACGACTTGGAACTTGAAGGCGATTTCAGTGGCGACCTGGAACTTGAAGGTGATAACAGCGGCACGATAACGCTTGGCGTCAACGCGGCCATATACACGCAAGCCAGCCCGCAAATACCGCAATCAGAAGATCCGGCATACTTCCCCTATATCACCATCGCATTTCCAAATGATGGAGGATTGCCGGACAAGGACGAAGGCGGGAGCGATGCAACGGTCCAGGTTGACGTATGGCACCGCACAACCAGCGAGTTAGCTATCAAGCCGATAGCGGCGGCGGTCTACACGCTATTGCAGCGGCAAGACTTGCCGGAATTGCCGGGCCATATCAGCACCGAATGCGAAGGTATGGCTTTTGACGTTTCGACCGATGGCAGGACGCATCGGGCTCTATTGGAATTCCGCGTAACTTCACGCGGATAAACCCCGTTTAGCGGGCTCACGCGCTGCCGTTGTGGCGGCGCTTTTTGCATGGAAAGGCCAAAATCATGGCAGCAGCAGCAGGCCGCAAGATGCGGATCAAATACCTTACGTCAGCGGGGGCGACAGCGGCAGTCATTGCGGGCGCGCGTACTGACAGCTTTACGATCAACAATGAGCCCATCGACATTACCGACAAGGATGACGTTGGCATTGTGACGTTGCTGGATGACATCGCCACGAAGCAGGTTGAAATGACCGTTGAGGGCGTTTTGACAACCGGCACGATGGTTTCGTTGGCAGCCAACACGGCAAGCGGCGCTTCTCTGCACCTGTTCCAGTTCGCCATCCAAAGCGTCGGCACGCTGGCCGGGTCATTCTTCATTAACAGCTTCCAGGGCGAAGGCGCGGAAGGCGGCGACCCTGCCACGTTTACGGCATCATTCCAGTCATCTGGGGCCGTGACACTCTCCTAACAGACACCAACGAAAGATAAAAAAATGACCGGAGTATTTCGCGAAATCTCTTTGGAATGGAATGGGGAAGCGTATCCCTTCACTCCATCCAACAAGCTGTTGAGGCGGATAGAGCGGGAGGTGTCTTTTGTTGACCTTATTAACAGGTCAAATGATGGGCGCTTCCCGATATTCGATATTGCTTACGTTATGACCGAGTTTCTAAAATCGGCTGGCGTTCGCGGCGTGACGGAGGATGAAGTCTACGGCGTCCTTGCCAGGGATATGCAAGACAATAACAGCGAAGGCATCGCGGTCATTCTTGGCTGCGTTGTTGAGGCGATTTCTCCGCCAGGAGAAGACCCAAAAAAAGCCGCCGCGGAGCAGTCAAAGCCGCCACCTCAGAAACAGAAGCGGCCCAAATCGATTGGAGCATGATGTTTTTACATGCCACATCTTGGGGCATTTCGCCAAGCGAGTTTTGGGATATGACTATGCCTGAGTGGTGGCTATTGTATGAGCATAATCGCGCGCGGCAACCCGGCGATTTTGCTGGCAAGCTAACCCGCGCAGATGTGAATGATCTTTGGGAGTATGCGATGGAAGGAATGACCGATGGCGCTCCCTAAGCTTATTGTCAGAATCGGCGCAGACGCTGACCAGTTTTCAAAAACGATTAGCAGCGCAGAAGGGCGGCTAAATAAGTTTGCGGGGGCGGCAAAATACGCAGGGATTGCAGCAGCGGCGGCGTTTGCGGCTGGCGCTGTTGGCCTTGCGGTATTCGCGCGAAAGCAGGCGCAGGCCATTGACGACACCACGAAGATGGCTCGCAGCATCGGCCTGACACATAATCAATTCAAGATTATGGCTCAGGTTGCTGGAGAGGCCGGTGTTGAAATGGGCGCGTTGTCATCATCGATTGGATTGATGCAGCGCAATATCATTGAGATGGCATCCGGAACGGCGGCGCAAGTTGACGCTTTTGCACGGCTAGGCGTTACGTTTAAAGACATTGCAGGGCTTTCGCCTGATGAGCAATTCAAAAATATTGCCGCGCGTCTAAACGAAATTGACGACCCCGCGCTTCGAACCGCAACGGCGATGGATATTTTCGGCAGGTCAGGCCGCGCCATCATTGGGATGCTGGAGGATTATAGCGACAAGGCCGCCGATGCCGCCGCATTCCAAGATAAATTTGGCCTATCCGTCTCACAGGTTGACGCGCAGACTATAGAAGCGGCTCACGATGCATTCGCCAGGGTGCAAGATGCACTCCAGGGCGTCGGCAATATGGTCGCATCTTATGTTGCGCCTTTGGTCAAGTATTTATCTGACCAGTTCCTTCAATCTGGCGCAAGCGCGGAGTATATGGGCAATCTTGGCAATCAGGCCATGGCCTTCCTTGGGGCCGAGATTGATGATGTGCGAAAAATCATTATTCAGATGCAAATCAATATTGAAGAGATTGACCGCGCCATGGCGGCGATGTCTGAAAATGCTATTGCTGGGCTAGTCATCTTGGCGAAGGGATGGAATGAAGTCGCCGATGCCACAGGGGCGGCAAAAATTTCGCTACTTGATTTGCAGACCACTGAATCGACGATGGCGCACGTTAGAAGCAACGCGGGCAACAACATTGATAAATTAAAAAAAGAGCTTACTGAATTTGTCCCTATTATTGAGCGCATAAAGCAAATACAAGCGCAGGTAAGGTCCGTCCTTGGTGGCCCTCCCGTTGCCCCAAGTGGATCATCAGGGCTTGGTGGGTTAAGCGGATTGGGCGCGGAAGACAAAGAAGCAACGGCCAAGATGGAGCAGCTAAAGGAAAGGCTTGCATCTGAGGAATTGGCGGAACAGGAATCTTTGCAGCGCCGATTGGACAGGCTCCGCGAGTTTTACCTTACAGATGAGCAGGCCGCTTACGCTCACGGCCTAAATAAAATCGCGGTTGCGGATGATGCGAGGGAGCAGGGCGTCATTAAAGAGCAAGAACACGGCGATTTGGTGGCGCAAATCAATCAGGACACCGCCGACAAGATTACAGCAATCGAAGCGGCCAAGCGCAACACCATGCTAGGGCAAACAAGTTCGCTGTTTGGCGCGCTGGCAAATCTTGCCCAGGCAGGCGGTAAGAAAACCGCGGGCATTGCCAAGGCGTTTGGCATCGCAGAGGCTTTGATTAACACCTATGTAGGCGCGACCAACGCGCTGCGGACGATACCATTCCCGGCAAACTTCGCGGCGGCGGCTGCCGTTATTGCGAACGGCTTGGCGAGCGTTGCCACAATCGCGGGCGTGAATGCCAATGGCGGCGCTAACTCCGCATCGGGAGGTGGTCGTGCCGGTGGCGCTGCGGCTGCTGCGGCGGCTCCAAAACCTTTGGACGTTATGATCCAGGGGCTTCAACCTAACGACCTGATTTCAGGGGGCCAATTGTCAAGCCTGTTCGACAAGCTGATTGACGAGGCAGGGGATCGCGGCATTCGCCCGATGTTTGCCGCATGACTATAGTCATACACCCTACAACAGCATCGGCCCTTAGCGCGGCGGGAACGTCCAACAATCCGATTATTCTATGGGATAATCTAGGGGCGGGCGGCACGTGGTCTACTGACTTGGGGACAGAGATCAATTCAGCGGCTTATGCTGGCACAGGGACCACGTTTGACCAATGGAAGGCGACGGTACACGCCAGCGGAGACGCTGCAATTGAGGTGGATTTAGGCTCTGCGCAAAGCGTGTCTTTCGTGGCTATTGCATCGCACAACGCAGCGGACATTGCCGCCACGATGACGACAAGCCACAGCGCAACCGGGCTTGCCGGATCGTGGACAAGCCCCGCCGCAGCGACAGTGCCGACCGACAATCAAGCAATCGGCTGGTATTTTCCGGCTGTTAGCGCTCGCTATTGGCGGGTGTATTTCGACACCGCCACGGCTGGGCAAGAGGCTATTGCTGGCGTTGTCTTTGTTGGCAACCCGATCACGGTGGAGCAGCGGATTTATCAGGGGTACAAGCCGCCTATCACACCGACAGAAGTCGCCTTGCAATCGAACGTCTCAGAAGGCGGGCATTTGCTGGGGTCAAGCATGGTCAAGAAGGCATCGACAGCCAGCGCCAGCTTTACGCACATCTTGCCAACGACATTTCGCGGCGCATCGTGGAAGGCGTTTCAGAACCACTTTAACGCAGGCGGCGGCTTCTTTTGGGCATGGCGTCCGACGAAATACGGCGATTTCTACTATGCCTGGAGGTCAGGCGGCGCGCTTGCGCCTGAGAATATGGGGATCAAGGACTACATGTCGGCAACTCTGGAAATGAGGCTGTACGATGAGCCTTAAGAAAGAGCCGCTGCAAATCGTTGAGATCGATATTGACTATTGCAGCCTGACCTATGGCGGCGCTCCATGCACGGCGGCGCTTGGCGGATTGTTCCCGCGCAAATGCTACAACACGTTCTTTACCTGCCAGGATCAAACGAACTATAGCGCAGGCACGCTAACGCTTCGGTTTGCGCAAAATCAGACCGGGTTGCCCAAGGGCACCATCATTTACCCGGCATTGGCTGGGCCGGTAAGCACCAATCCAACTGAGGTGAACCTTGGTGGCGTTGGTGACAAGCTGGGCAGCCTTGGCAAGCGGGCGCGGGTCAATGTCAAGCTGAAGGATTTCACCGACAGCGACATCTATACCGACAAATACCGGGCAGACCGCATTGACGGCACCGGGCAGACGGACGAAGGCGGCTACAACCCGCAAGATCGTGGCACGTTCTTTGGCAAGTTGCGCCGCCGCTGGCCATACTACCTAGGGCGTCCGCTGCGCGTGCTGGAGGGCTATACCGGCGACAGCTTGGCATCCATGCGCACTCGGCATTATGTCATCACAGAATGGAGCGGGCCGGACCATAGCGGCAACGTGGCAATCACCGCGCAAGACATTCTCACTTTGGCCGATGACAAGAAGGCGCAATGCCCGCAGCCGTCACGCGGCAAGCTGGAAACGGCCATAGCCGACGCGACGGAACTGCCGACGATCAACCTATTGCCAGCGGGCATTGGTTCGGAATATGCGGCAAGCGGACGGGCGTCGATTGGTTCGGAAATCGTCACGTTTACCCGCTCGTCAGATGCAATCACCATTACCGCGCGCGGGGTAGATGGCAGCGACGGGGCAAGCCATTCGGCTGATAGCGTGTTTCAGGAATGCTACTACACGTCTGGATCAACCATCCAAGCCGTGATTGCGGACCTGCTGGAGAACTACGCCAACATAGACCCGGCTTTTCTGCCGACAACGAATTGGGCGGCGGAGATTAACCGATGGGTGCCATACTGGCGGCTAACCCGCACCATCGCCAAGCCGACCGGCGTCACCAAGTTAATCGGTGAAATCCTGCAACTCGGCATCATGCTGTGGTGGGATGATATCGCGCAGGAAATCAAGCTCAGGATCAATCGCCCGGTAGACTTGACGGAGACGCTGGCGCAAGTGTCAGACGCCACTAACATTCTTGAAGGCTCGCTCAAAAACAGCGAATTGCAATCCAAACGCCTTAGCCGCGTGCTGTTTTGGCATGGCGTCATTGACTATTCAGACACCACTAGCGCGGGAAAGAACTATAAAAAGCTGCTTGTTGCCATTGATGAGGATGCGGAAAGCAGCGATGAATATGGCGAGGTAGCAACCTTCGAAGTGTTCAATCCATGGCTAGGGCCAGATGGTGACGATCAGCTTGCCCAGGCGGTATCAGTCAGGCTGCGGAACAGATACCGCAACCCGCCACGCGAAGTGCAATTTGATGTTGACGTGAAAGACGAGGCTACACTTCGCACGGCAGACTTGCTGGCACTTACTACCCGCGCATTGCAGGATGAAACGGGCAACTCCATCGCCACGCAGATGCAGATTTCGTCCGTTGAGGAAGTGAGCCCAGGCCACAAGCTGCGGGTCACGGCGGAGGAATGGGATTTTGCGGGCCGGTATTGCTTTATCACTGAGGCCGGGCGGAGCGATTACGGATCATCGACGGCGGCAGAGATTGCCAAAGGCACCTACATCGTTGACGCTGGCACGTTGCTATTTAGCGACGGGACCGGCCCCTACTTGATGTTTTAAGGCGGATTGAATGACGACCTACACAACCATCCCGAATACCGACATTGACGCTGACAGCCCGGTGACAACGACGCTAATGCAAGCGTATCGGGACAACGTGGCGGCAACCGCTGAAGGTTCGACGGATGCGCCCGTATTGTCTACAGGCTGGCATCCATATGACATGGTGACGGTCGGCGACGGCAATGACGGAGCGATCTATGAATTCTCAGTTGATGGGGCGGTGGCTACCATAACAACGCCAGACTTCGAAGATGGCTATGAGTATATGTTGCGGTTTGTAAATTTGGGTGTGTCGGCACCGCTCCCAACGATGAATTGCAACCTGTACCGCGAAACTGACGCGGCCTATACAAACCTTACGGTTTCAACGGGGATGGCCGCGGCGCTTGGCTTTGATGGCCTTCTGCAAATCTATTTCCCGCGTGTTCCCGGCGTTTATCATAAGGCCGATTGGGTTTTCCCGTTGCATGATAGAACCACTCCAACTTCAGCAGCCGCAACCGGGCCGTTTGAAGTTCTTGATGCTACGGTGCAGCCGATATTGCGGGCTCAACTTGACTTATCGGCGGGCAACTTTGACCAAGGCAACGTCTACATGCTCCGTCGCCGCGAGTTTATATCAGGATGATGCGGCGTAGGGTAGCGTTTGCGGCAAACGGCATGAAGCGGATCATTGACGATGATCTTGTTTGCTCGCCCGCTCAAATCCGGTTGGCTTTGCATCGGGCGGGAGCGCTGGCGCAAGTGGAAGCCATCGCAAACGCAGACCCAGAGGCAAAAATTGTCTGGGAATACGCAACAGAAATACACCGCGACAGCCCGCTAATAGCCGCCATGGGCGGGCAGCTGTTTACTGAGGCAGAGATAGACAATCTCTTCTTGGCCGCAATGGACATAGACCTATAGGACCATGCTGAAATGACCGTACTAAGCGCACTCACGCCAGCCGCAAGCGTATCTTTGGCGGATCAATTCTATGGCTTGTCCGGCGCGAATAGCCGTGTTTACACGCTGGATCAGATCCGGGCCGATGTGTTTTGGTGCGGCACGGCGGGCGGCACGGCGAACGCTTTGACGCTAACGCCAACGATCACCATTGCGGCCTATGCCGCTGGCCAAGTGTTTTCATTCATCGCGGCTTCTGCCAACACATCGGCCACGGTCACGGTGAATGTCGCCGGGCTTGGCGTGAAATCGATCACCGGGCTTGCCATCGGGCAAATCCAGGCAGGCGCAAGCTATCAGGTCACATACAACGGCACTGCGTTTTCGTTGCTGGCTTTGGCGGGTCAGAATACGGCATTGCAGAGCCTTGGATTCCTGACCAGGGCGGAGGCCGAAGCTCTAACCAATACGGCAAGCATTACGGTTCTGGGCTGCTATCAGGGCGGAGTGCTTTGCCTGTATGAGAAAGACGCCAGCGGCACGGCACTGACCACGGCAGACGGGCAGGATTGGTCACCGATGGGCGGCAACGCAACGCCAGCGCATTGGGCGAACGGACTTAACGGATATGCCAACGACGCCACAACGGCAGTGCAGGCGTGCTTTACATGGGTTGGAACGCAATACGATAGCAATCTTGGCACGTTCGACGCTTGGGTAAATTTTGCCGGGCAAGTCTGGCGATGCACCGGCAGCATTGACAGCACCAACGTCAGGCAGCCGCAAATGCGCTTTGGCAATGGCGCGCTGTTCTTTGATATGACGGGCGGCTACGGCCTGGAGATGTGGGGGCTCAATTCCGGGGTTATGGTGGAGCCGTTTTATATCGAGACGCCGACAGACCCGGACGCATGCCCGGAAGCGGCTTTTGTCTTTGGCCGGTGTGAAAGTAGCGGAACGGCGGCCCCAATCGCCCCGTCAATGAAGGGCAAAATCTTTATTGATGGGTGTTGTTCGAAGGCGTCGATGATCAATCTCGGCTGCGAAGTCTCGGCAGTAACCGCATACGTGACCAACAAGCACCCTGACGGGGATGCATTTTGCTATTTCGGCAGCGGCGACATGCAAGATGCTCTTGATATTTGGGGCGCTGAATTGTCATCGTCATTCTGCACACTGCCGCCAGCCGCAAGCGGGCCGTTCTCAAATATCCTGCATGACCTTGGCAGTAGCGAGTTTAAGCGCGCATCGCTTTGGTTTGGCAACATAACGGGCATTACAAAGGCAGATCCGGCGGTCGTTGCATTTACATGCACCGCGGCGAACGCCGCTTTAATGGCTAACGGGCAGACTGTCTACATCGCCGATGCGGGCGGAATGGATGAATTGGAACAGCGGTCATTCAGTGTTGCTGGCCTTACTTTGGCGGGCGATAACCTTTCTGGCACTATGCAGCTATCGGGGGAGGATAGCGGCGGGCATACGGCATACTCAACGGGCGGGCGGGTATGGCGCGCAACAGGTGACGCGGTTTGTAGCGGCGTCTCTGGTGGCATTCGTATAGGTCCGGCTGGCTATGCGCTTTCGTATGGTGGCAGCGCGTTCCGCCTGCATTGCCGAAATGGCCCAATCAATCGTTTCGACTTTTCGGGGCAGACTGAAAACCAGATTGCCAACCCGATTAATATCGACATTGGATCAAGCACGGTTGCAATCCAGGGCATGAGTATCGCCATGATGGGCGCGGCGCAAAAAATGACTGCGCCGTTTAAGATTACAGGCGCGGGCACGGTAAGCATTCGCGACTTGGATTTGACGGTAAGCACGCACGCGGCGGCGTTTGCGGACGGACTTTGCACGAACGGCGCAAATTTCTCGATCCGTACCGCGCGGATACGAGTGCCGAACGCGCTTAACTTTTCCGGCTTGGCAGCATTTGCGGGGACGGTATCAGTTCAAAGTCCGCAAACGCATCGGCTATATTCCAGCAAGTCGGCATACATCGAACTATCGAACGGCACATTCAAAATCACAGGCGACACCATCGCCACAACGGGCAGCTATGCTCAGGCCAACTTTGAGGCGCAAGCCGACCCGGTAAACGCGACAAACAAAACAGCGGGTTGCTGGCGATGGGATACGACAAGCAGCCGCGTAGTTTATGCGGCGGGCGCGAATGCTAGCGCTGTTTGGAAGTTTCTCGACGAAACAACCGCATACACTCCAGCACCATAACCGCCTAATCCAGAAAGGGCTTTCCAATGTCTGACGACTTTTCCAACTTCGCGCGCGGGCTGACATCTCCCGGCGTCTATCACGCCACGTTGACGGCAACCATCGCCGAAATCGATCCCAAGCCGCTTGTGATCCGCTGCGATGTGGCGGGCACGGCAACGCTTGTTGATGCCGCGGGAGTGTCTATCGCCTATAATCTCGCCGCTGGCGAGCGCATTGACTGGCGTCCAACCAAGTTCACGGCTGGCACTGCAACCCTAATCGCTTGGTGGTAATCAATGCCCGGATATGGCTACGGCTACGGCTACAGTTCGCGCGGTAACCCGACGCAGCTGCAACCGTTCACCCCGGCAGACCTGACGCCCGTCATTTGGTACGACTTTGCCGATGCCACGACGATGACTATTGACGGCTCCAACAGGATTCTATCGGTCACCGATAAGAGCGGAAATGCCAACAATCTAACCGGTTTAGTGGCGTCGGCTCCCACATGGGACGGGGTCGCCAACTCTCTCACCGTCGCCAACATGACAACATCCAGCTTTCTGTCTATGGACAGCGGCAACATCTATGCGCAGCCGCTGAACATTGCTATCGTCTCACGGGTAACGTCTGGATCGCAGAAGACGATCTTGGATAACCAGAGTGCGGCCACCAACTTCAGCATCACCCATGTCTCCGGCACCGGGTTATACGGCATGGCGGCGGGTGTAAGCCAGTCATTCGGCACGGCCGACAACCTGCTGCATGCGGTTTGTTTACACATCGACGGAGCCTCTTCTCGCCTGAATTTGGACGCGGCCCCTGGAGCCAGCCTTGTTGATGTGGGGTCAAATTCGCTTCGGAATTTCTACCTAGGGCAATCGGACGGCGGTTTCCAGAAGTGGAACGGCGTGCTGTGTGAAATGATCGTGTGGGAGGGCGCGTACGATGCGAACGAGTGGCTTCTAATGCTCGACTATATCAGTTATCGTTGGGGCGTGTAATGCAACTGAAAGGATACCCATGACAAACCTTGCAAAGTTCCTGCGCATCGCTTGCCTCGGCGGCGGCGTGCTTGGGCTATCGGCCTGCGCGGTCGCTACCGACTTGATCAATCAGGGCCGCCCCTATGCCGCTCGCACGGCGGCGGAACTGGTACAGGCCGAGTGCGCTCTCCCAATCAGTGAGCGCAAACTGAATGCCGAAGCCGTCGCCGCGCTATTGTTGGCCTCTGGCAGCCCCGCCCTGTTCACTCTCGACTGCGACGGCGACGGCCAGAAGGACTTTTAGCCCATGCGCACGCTCTCCCCGGTTACACAGGCCGACGCCTACAGCGCACTTCGGAACGCCGGGGCGGGCGATACCGTCAAGCTGGGCAATATCCCCATGGACAGTCTCACGGGCGGGACTGCCATTGCCTCTGGCGTCACCATCGAAGGCGGGCAATTTACCCGGATCAACGGCGGGTGGAATAAAGTCAAGTTCCTGCGGCCAACGCTTCGACCGAACGGTATTGGCGTCAATACCACGGCCATCATCCTGCACGGTGACGATTGCATCGTTCAGGGCTTGGACCTGGATTGCCGCGACGGCGATTTGTGGACTGCGCGCGACTGGCTCCAGCGCGCCACGGGCGGGGTCATGTTCTATGGCCACGGGTGCCAGCTTATCGGCGGGGATATGTACGGGGTCCGCACGGGCTTTGTTGCCCAGCATTCCAGCACTGGCGCGCGCGTTGAGGGCCTGCGGATCAAAGGCATTTCCGGTGACGCCTTCCGCCCGAACGGGAACGGCACGCGCATTGCGCTTTGCTACGTCACCGACACATGGGCGGTTGACGGCAACCATGACGACATGGTGCAGGCGTTCGCGCTTGACCCGGCCACGGGCAGGCCGTCGAAAAGCTATACCGACACCGTGGACGATGTGCAGATTGTCGGCAATGAGTTCTATTCCTGCGACGATCCAAAGAACGAAATATGGAGCCGGACGGCAGAGCCTGGACCGATCAACCCGGACGCCGTGCCGCTTATCTCCGCAGGCCAGGGCATCTGGATGGGCGATGGTGCGCCGCAAAACTGGACCATTGACGGCAACTTTTTGCTGCTCACGCCATGGAAACACGGTATCGGCCTTGGCGGCGCTATCGGCTGCCGGGTGACGAATAACCGCGTGATTGACGGCAACCCGCGCTATCGTGGCGAGGGCTTGCGCATCTTCGTGCGGGCGGGCAATGGCAATCAGGTTGTCGGCAACGAAGCGCCAAGCGTGCCGAAGTATCAGGCGCACAATCGAGAGATTGCGCCAGCGGATTACGCCAAGCATTACAAAGACCCGGCTAACTTCGACTTCCGCCCGCTCGGCTCCGTTCCGGCTCCGGTCCCGGCTCCCCCGGCTCCGGTCCCGGCTCCCATTGTTGTGCCAGAGACGCCGGTTGATGATCAACAAGAGCCGTTGCCAGTAATAGACGATCCACAAGCGGCAATCATTGCGGAGATCGAAGTCGGGCTGGCAAACCTGACGGCGATTGTCGCCAAACTGAAAAGGTAGCGGCACAATGGCGGCGTACGATTGTATGGGTGTGATATACTTCACAGGTGGTATGATGCGCTGCGTGCAAACTGCGCGCAATGCAACATTTGTGGAAGCCTCTCATGTCGTTTGGTCCTATGCCTAATGTCGATAAACGCCGAAGCTATCATGGCGATAGCCGTGGCCGCAGTGGCGGCTCTCTGGCTGTTCATCCGGGGTCAGTGGGCACGGCAGACGGAGACGCAGGATCAAACCCGCAAGATGGAAGCGGCGCACGCGAAGCGCATGGAAGAGATCATAATCGAGAACAGTCGCCGGATCGAGGCGCTGGCATTATCCTACGCGGACCGGGTGGAAGCGGGGAAGGCGGCTCACTTACAGGATACGCGGGAGATGCTTTCTCAGGTAATGGACTTGCAGCGGGAATCCTTAGAGACGGCCCGCGCGATGGCCGCCTCTGTAGAGCGGCTGGCGAGGTCAGAGAGCAACAGGTCGAAAGCTTCGAGTTGCACCACGCCTTAAAGCGCGTCATGGCCGAAATCCGCCGCGGCCTGGATGAATTGGACACCATCATAGACCGCGACGGCACGAACGGTTAGGCCCGGTTCTTGTGCATCTTGGCGTTTGATCCGCCCATGCCAAGCGCGCCAAGCGTTGTCAGTGCCACAGCAGCAGCGAGCAGACCTATCCCGGCAAAAGACCCCAGCCAATAAGCCAAGATGCCCAAGCCTGCGTAAACGCTTGTGACCGACACCGCGCCGACAATCAGGGCTTTGTGGTATTCTACACGTTCCATCACTCATTCCCCTCCAGCGCTTCAAAATACAGCGCTTCCATGCTTTCCAGTTCGGCCCGCTCTTGGGCATCCATCTTGCGCTTGCGGATCACAACCCGCATCGCCTTGGTGTCATAGCCGTTAGATTTGGCTTCCTGGAAAATGTCTTTCACAAGGTCGGCAATCTCTGCCTTCTCCGTTTCCAGGTGTTCAATGCGTTCGATGTATTGGCGCAGTTGCGCGCCGTTCGCTTGTGTCATGTGTCTTTCCTTCGTTCGTTGTTAGTGCCGGAGATGCCAGCCATTGCCGGGGGAAATGCAAGACACCGCATCCCGGCTTTGAACTCACGCTGCACTGGCTTTAGGACGCTCCGGCCCGCCCCCAAAGGAGTTGCGGTGTCTATTCTGTGTGGCCTAGAACGCGCCGCCAAGCCAGAGAATGGCCAGCAGTGCAGCCGTGGCCAGGGCGACGAATATGAGCGTCCTTGCCCATTCCCGCGATTCCTCGCGCCCATGGTGGCCGAGGTCTATTTCGCGGTCCAGGTCTTTGTATGGGTCATTCATTTGCCTGTCCCTAACGCTTTCTGCGCGTGCTCTTGCATGGTGCGGGCCGCGCTTTCGTAGTGTCCGAAATCAACGCCAACGGAATCAATGTCTGCCAACGCGCCATGCAGCGCCTCAATCAGTTCATAAGCCGTCCGGCATTCCTCCGGCGTTGGCGGGTAGTACACGTCAGGCCGCTGCGCGTAGGCAATCAGCCGGTCACGTGCGGCGCGTTGTTCTTTGGTCATGCCAATCCTCCAGGCGTTGCTTGGCTGGCTTCGGTTCCACCAGCCCATATTCGCGGACCATGCGATCCAGGCTTCCACGAGTTTATCAGTCATCAGCCTTCCCCATAATTCTGTAATTTATAGAGGGCGTCTGCACGCATAGCACCAGCCCGACTAGGACAAGCAACCACGGCGCTTCCGGGTGCAGCCATGGCGCAATCAGGCAGTAGCCCGCCGCCATTTGTGGCGCGTTTATGTGATACCCCCACGCCCGCGACACAGACATTCGCGACCGTTGCCGCGCCCACCAGTCAGTCATGCCCATTCTCCCCAAGCGACCGCATCAAGCCCTCCATAAGTTCGCGGAAGGGCTCGGCTTCGTCCAGTGTGGCCGGGCGGATGAGTTGCTGTCGCGTTAACCACGCAGTGCCCATCCCCGGCGTCTTGGATGCCTGCCAGCAATCTGACAAAGCGCTCCAATCGAGGAGCAAGCAAGCCCCATAATCTTCGGCCATCCACACCTCCCCAACCTTCGGCTTGCGCGCGGCGGCGGGGATCGGGGGCGGAGGATTGAAGAAACCGACAATGGCGCTTCCGCAGTGCCAATCATTGGATCGACCAAACCAAAAATGCTCTGTCTCGCTGTCATAAGCGACAACAACAACCGGCTTTTCGACGTTGCCGACTTTGGTCTCAAACGGCTCGTCAAGCAAATACACGGTCATGCGTCATCTCCTAGAAGTTTGTTGTATCCCCACTGCATGCCCAGGCAAGCGGCCCCAAGCACACCAACAAAAGCCGCCACGATGACAGCCATACCAGCAAAGCCAGCCAAGAAGTCAGGCGCGTAGTGGAGCGCGTGCCGCCACTCCTGCCCGTGCTTCGAAATGGCCGCTGCACCCAGGGGCGCGGTGAAGGCTGCGGCTAGCAGCCCGTGTTTGATCGTGGTTTTCATGGTTGGTTCCTCATGGTTAGGACAAAAGCATAAACCTTGCGGGCGTCTGCCAATGATCGAAGTTCGGCGGTGTGGTATTCGTTCCAGCCCATGTGGTTCGCTATTCTGGCATACACCGTGCCGCGCCTCACCCGGCCACTTTTCCAAATGGGGTCAAGTATGCGGTGAATGTGCTGGCGAGCGGCTTTGATTTCCGGCGTAGGGATAACACCCAAGGGCTTGGTCGGCTCTTTCGTTTTGTGGTGGCAGCCGACGAAATTGCGGCACGTATCGCAGCGCCAAAACGGCAGGGCGGCTAGGTCTTTGCGGTGCGGGTATATCTCTGCGCCATCGGCCAACCGCGCGTCAACTTCGCATTCGCAGCCGCAACACCATATTTTCATGGCTTTTCCTCATCGGCAGTGATTTCAGCCCAGCAATCGGGGCAGTAGGTGCATCCCGTATAAGGGTCCGACATAACCCAGGCCGCGGGGATTGGCACATCGTGCAGCCCTGGGTCGGTCCAAACACCGAACCCATACCCCCGGCCATCAAACGACTTGAACTCGCGGTGAGGCAGCATGTGAGGCCCGCTTTCCTTGAAGCACCCGTCACACGCCAGCGTTATCTTGACACTCATAACGTCCTCCCGCTGGCGTGCCCATAGACGCCCGGCTGCCGGGTTTGACGGTCCCATTCATCGACGGCAACTGCGCAGGGCTCGCACAGTCCGCGGGGCAGCCGATCAACAAAGCGCCCGCCGCACTGTTCGCATTGGTGCATGTCTTCCCTCAGAAAGAGTTCCTCTTCATCCACCACGTAAAGCTCCAGCGCATCGGCGATGGTGAACTCCGGCCCTTCCCATTCCTTCAGGTATTGCAGGGCCGCAGCTAACCCGCGGGCTTTGGGTTCAACTAATGTCGTCGTCATTTTCAATCCTTTCGGGGCTATTCAAACCGACCCAGATATTGGATGAATGCGCTTTCTGGCATCCTCAGTTCCAACTCGATCAGTGCAGCAGCCAGAACATCATCGCCTTCGCAATCCATCCGCGCGGCTGCCGTTTCAGCAATTTGCTGAACTTGGCCGACTGTCAGGTCTTTTTCGCGAAGGGCTAATGTTATGGCATTCATCTGTCTGTTCCTCTCGTTTGGTTGATGCTCCAAACATAATGCCACGTTGTGGCCACGTCAATACCCTATTGCAATTATTTGTAGCCTTCCTATTATAACAGCATGGACACACAGGAAACATACATTCGTGTCCGCGTCAGCGACGATCTGAAGGCGGAGATGAAAAAGGCAGCCGGGGCTCATACGCTCACGCTGTCTGGGTGGCTTCGGATGACTGCCATTGCGGCAATCGAAGCGGCAAAGGATGCACGCAACAAGGGAGTGAGTGACGATGGCACATTTTGACGACAGCAAATTGGCCGATGCGTATCGAAAAATATGGACATACCGCCTGCTGCGGCGCGCCCTTCTGCCTATCCTTGGCGTTGACCGGTTCTGCGACATTGGGTGGTTGACCAGACGTGCTGCGGCAACCGCGGGTGCTTGGGATTATGTCGATGCGAACGCCAAAGGGAGGTAGTGACGATGCCAAGTGTGAAAGTTGAGTTGGAGCCATGGAAGGCACCAAACTTTGTCAAGACGAAGGGAGACGGGGATTCCCTCTCAATTCCGGTTTCTGAACTGGATCGTTCGGTAATCCACGATCTGGCCGACGCATGGCTGGTCGATTTATACAAGAAGGCCGGGATGCCTCCTGACTGGCGCTTTGAGTGAACACGACAAGGGGAGTGAGTGAATGTTAACTTGGGCAATCGTGTGGGGAGCAATAAAGTCTGACCAGGGCTCCCCTGGGTGGCTTGTCGGAATAGCAATGGTGGCCGACACGGCCATGGTGTTCGGCGCACTGTCCGCGTTTGGCCCCAACTGGTAGGGAGTGAGGATGGGCATGAGTGAAGTTCTGGGCACTATCATAGCGATCATGCTGCTTGCCGCCGCATTTAATCCATGGGCTGCTGGCAAGCTGGCAGGCGATTTCGTGGCAGGCTACAATATTGGCGTGATGGAATCGCCGCCCGTTGCGGGGAGTGATTGAGTGATGACTGACACTAAGAGCTTTCGCGAGTGGCACAAAGAGCAATACGGGACAGACTTCCCCGAAGCCTATGCCGCCGAGCGCTACGACAATTTTCTGGCCCGGCAGATGGAACGGTGCGCGGATTTTATGGACTACATCGCAGCGAACGCCAAGGGGAGTGAGTGAGGGTGACGCACAATATCATAGACTGGCCCGCCGAATTGGACAAAGCCCGGAAGCGAGACCCGGCAATCGTCCCGCACCTGGAGGCGATACGGGCCGCGTGGTTGGCTATCCTCGAAACGCCTTTGCCCTCGCATCCCAAGGCGGGGACCGTCCTACACCAGACCGTGGTGCCAATCCGGCGGCGGTTGCTCGCACAAGCCGCGGCGGGTCGTGCGGTGGCCGCTACATTTAAGTGACGGCGATTGAATGAGCCGGTGCGACCAGATGCTAAACGCAAAAACGCCGCCGCTTTTGATATAGCGGCGGCGCTTGTGTCATGGCGCGGAGTTAACCTTGCATCAAAAGGGTATGTCGTCGTCAAGCGGTTCGGGACTTGCCGCCGCCTTTGGTGCTGGCGCGTAATCGTCATCTGATCCGCCGCCGCTCTTGCCGAGAAGCACAATCGAGCCGCGGAATTTCTGTAGCACGATTTCCGTTGAGAACTTCTCCACGCCGCTTTGATCCGTCCATTTGCGCGTTTGCAACTGGCCTTCAAGATAGACCGGCGAGCCCTTCTTGAGATACTTGTCGGCAATCTCGGCAATGTTCGGATCGAAAATCACGACCCGGTGCCATTCCGTTTTTTCCTTGCGTTCGCCGGTCTGCCGGTCTTTCCATTTCTCGCTTGTGGCGATGGACATATTCACGACTTTATCGCCCGATTGCATAAACCGGGATTCAGGGTCTCGGCCTAGTGTGCCGATAAGGATAACTTTGTTGACGCTGCTCATAGCGTTCCTTTCATGTTATGCGCTGCGCTGCCAGGGGCTCGGACCCTAAACAGCCAGCGCTTGTCTCCGCATTTGACCGGCATATTCTGCCTACCGTGCCGCCGCGGGGATTGGGTTATGCGCTAAAGCGTTTCGTGCTTTTCGCGCTGCTTAAAAAGCGCTGTTCATCATATCTTTTCGCGATAAGGCTTGACACCTTGCTTGTGTCAATCATGCCCGGTCGCAAATCGTTATCCGCTACCGATTCCGGCACAATATCCGCGTCGTAAAAGTTTTCATGGTGGAACCCTAAGCCGGAAATTTTTACGCGGTATTCTTTCCAGCGGAAGCTACGCTCGCCGCGGTAGTGGCCACGTACCTGGATTGGTTCACCGTCCAGACCTTGCCGGGTAAACGGATCAACCCAATGCAAGATTTTCTTTCGGCTCCCTGATGCCGTAATGCCTCCGTCGCGTTGCCTAAAAAATCTCTTGCCGTCCGTTTTATCGATGCCGAACGCAACGGCAACCCTGCCCTTATGCACCCTGACCATTATGCAATCGTCAGGCAGCCTTCCCCACGATGCCAGATAGACCATCTGGCGGATCAATGTTTCGGGCGTATGTTTCAACTCCGCCGCAATGTCCTTGATCCGTTGCGGGTAGTCATAGGCGCGATGGCTGATCGTGGTTTTGCCGTTTTGCTTTTTGTGCTGGATCGTCTGCGTTCGATATGTTGGCATTTTTAGCGGGGTTACGGTGCCGATTGCGTCGATGGCAGCGTATGCCTCAGCCATAACCTGACCGCGGTCGCTGTCGTACAGAATGCCTAGGCGGTAAACTTTGGCATCGTGGCGGCGCATCGATATCAGAGGATTTTCCTCACGCACGATGTAAAGCCCAGATGCCGGGATTGTCTCTTTTCCATCGTCGCCATACCCAATGAACACGCCACGAAACACCGGCCATGATTGGCAAAATTGAGGTTCAACCTTGGCGATGTGGAATAGGTGGTCTTCGCTAACGATAGGCGCGCCCAGCTTTGACAACAGGGAATAAGTATCTGGGTCATTCCGCTTCAGGCTGGCAACGGTTCGCATGGTTTTGGGCAGCTTATCTAGCACGTCCACGATGCTAGTTAGTGGCATCGCAGTGGCGTCGGGCTCGTCTTGCTGATCGGGTTTTTTCGGTTTTGTCGGTTTTGTCAGCGTTGGCGGTGAAGGCGGTGGGGGCGGTGGCGAAATAGACTGACGGCTTCGCCATTTGCGCCAAGCTGCCATTAGTGCGGCTAGTGGATCAAAGTACATATGACGCTCCCCATCCATCCGCGTCACCGATGACGGCGTAAACCGGCCCGGCTTGCGGCTTGCCTTGGATGCGCTCCAGGGCAATCATGGCGGAATGCAGTTTCCGCTTGGCTAGTTCGATCCGGTCTTCGCGGTCGTCACCGGCCATGATCTCGACAATGTTGCGTTGCGCGTTTACCGCGTGTTGCATGGCTTCGATTAGGTTCGGGCTCATAGCCTCATTTCCTTCATTATGCGTGTTCAGAAAGCGCATCGCGCGCTGTTTGCAGATCATCCCATGCCCGCTCGCAACAATCGCGCAGGGTTTCCATTTCAGAAATCATTTCATTCAACTTGTCGCGCTCTTTGCCGATGGCATCGCGCCGCTTTTCAATCTGCTTTATCATCGTTGAAAACCTCATAACCGCATTTCCTTCATAGTTGCATTAACATCAAGTTCTGGCAGCGTGCGCTTGCTGGCCCTAGCCGCATGCGTTGCGCAATAGCTGCCGCGGGCGATTTCCGCCCCGCACAAGCGAAAGTCTGGCTGGCCGGGGTCACCAATAGGCCAAGCGCATGACGCGGCCCGGTGCAGCGGCGGAGGGCGTGACAACACCGGCTTGAATGTCGGCTTTTGCTGGCCAATCTTGCGCGGCAATCCCATCCGGTAAGCCTTGCCGATAACCGCGTTCTTCTTCTTGCCAATCCTCTTGCCGATCTGCGCGGTTGTGAGTTCGTTGGCAATCCATAGCCGTTTGAGTTCGGCGATTTGTTCGTCCGTCCATGACGGCACGAATTGGGCGTATAGCTTCATGGCGTTTCCTCCTATTCAATACCAGCGATGGCGCGGAGTTCGGCTATTCGCGCCAGTTCCGCCGCTTCCATTTCGCGAACGCGAACACGAAGGCGGGAGCCTTTTGCCGAAATGCGGGAGACTTCTGCTGTCACGTTAGCAAACCCCTTACTGTTCACCTTTGCCTCTAGCAACACGCACGCCAGCAATGCGCGCGGCACGGTGACAAAACCCATGCTGGCAGCCTTCATCCGCAGCCGTTCGAGTTCGTCGCGTTGTGCGTCGGTCATTGCGCTTCTCCATCACTCGCGCGCTCTGGCAACCCCAGGCGTGTCAGCGACCATCCTGCTAGTCGCGTGTTGTCGTGTTCGCGCAGAATTTTAATAGGGATGCCAGCGATGAAGTGGCGATATGCGTTAAGCGCCAGATTACGGCGCACCGGTATAATCGACTTCACACTTGCGGTACGTTCGCGCAAAAACCTCTCCCGCAACCGGTGCGCTGGGTCTCCGCTATACGCAGGAACGCCTTCGTTCCACGTTCTCGCCCAATTGTCGGCGGCATCGGTGTGGCCGTCTGCCGACATCGCATAGTGCAGGGCGGCAACCATTGACCGCTCTATAGGGCAGCTAGCGACAGCCGTGGCCGATCTTGCTACACCTGGGTGTACCTCAAAGACGCTATAAACCTCCGACATGGTGACTTTTGCCTTGGATAGTTCGCCCGTCGCATAGCCAACAAGTACCCTAATAGCCGCCGCCACGGTGTTCCCGCTACCGCCTGCGTTGCCTATCATGTTGAGCATATCGCCAGCCGTGCGCTTGGCTCCTGTGTCAATAATCACGCCAGCCTTGGGGTCAATGCCGGTGACTATCAGCGTTTTAAGCGGTTTACCGGATATAATGCAGGCTCTCAGCCTATGTTGGCCGTCTATCATCCTGCCATTTGTGTCAAACCGAATAGCTGACCCGTCAACCATCCAGTTGCCCTGCGCCATATCACGTGTAATGTTGTCGATATGATCGCGGCGAATATTCCTGTTGCGGGTATTCCGCACCATCATGGCCAGCGCTTCTGTCGGCGTGATGGTGACAAAACTTGCGGATTGTGTGTCGGTGCGGAAAACCTTTCCGTCGACGGTGATATAGTCAGTCATCAAAACGCTTCCTTCTCGGTCCACGTGCGGACGCCATCCATCTGCACATTGCGATGGTTCTTGGCGACATAGGCTTCAATAAACTCCGTCATGGCCGCTTTATCGTTGGCCGCAATCCAATGCAGCGCCGCCTTGTGGCCCGTGATTTCGTACTTGTGGACAGTCCGCAGCCCGCGCACTTCCACCTTTGTTGCCGCTGCCTGCTTGGCAGCTTCAACCGCCGCCCGCTTGGCTTCGGATGCTTGGCGCTGGGCTTTAATATCGCCAGCGTTGGCCGCATTGCTGGCAGCTTCAGCCTCCGCCTTTAGCCGCCCAGCCTCCTGATATGCCAATCGCCGGGCTTCGGCCTGCTGCGATGCCAGCTTGGCCTTGTAGTCGCCAGCGATGTCAACAAGCCCGGTGACGATGGTCTCTAGATTTTCCTCGGCTGGCTTCCACTGATCGATTGCCGCTTTCCACGCCTCATGCAGTGGCTTTGTCGATTCATCGCGAGCCGCCTTTATGGCCTTGCGTGCCGCCTTTGCCTGCTTGGTCAGTTCGTCAACGGCTTTCAGTTGCTCCGCATTGGCGACCGGCACGCCGTCAAGCCAGTTATCCGCCTCCGTCAGCAAGTCGCTATACGGCGCAAGCGCGGCCTCTATCGGATCGGGCGGGTTATTGCCGCCAATCACGGCGCGCGGGTTTTCCTTTTCCATTGGTCATTCCTCTCAATACGGGATTTCGTCGTCGAAAGCAGCGCTCTCACTGGGCGGCTCTTGCGCGGCTAGCTGCGTCTTTCGCGCATCCTTTTCCTCCAACACGCCCGGCCATGTTTGCACCTGCTTTGGCAGGCTTTCCCAAATGGCCTTCAGCCGGGGCAAGTCTACTGCGCGTTGCAGCGACTGCTTTGCCGCCACGATGGTTGCAATCCTTGGCTTGTCAGGCTCTGCCTCCGGTTCCACATTGCGCGGCGGTTCGCGGCTGTCAGTTTGGCCCTTGCCGTTGCCCTTTGCCCATTCGCCGTCATCGATCACCTCGCCATGCAGGTCGCCTTTGTGCCAAAGGTCAAGCGCCGCACCGAACCGCATCGCCGCATTCCGCAGAGCGTCGCCAATGACCTCTTTTATGGCGTCACCGCCGCGCTTGCCGTCCGCATGGCCATAGCCAAGCCTAGACACATCGCACACGGTTAGCTTGATCCACATGCCACCGTTAGCGTCGATAAGGGGCAGTCCCGCATCATCGGCGGCGATGGGCTCCCAGTTCCATTGCGGGTCACAATCAAGCAATCGTGAGGTTAGCGCCGCATGGCCGACATAGTCCAGATGCACAACATCGGGATGATGCCATGCCCCGCACAACTTGCACCGGATGCCTTTTTTGAAGTCGGCTTTGACGGCATCTGTCTGCGATTTTGTCGGCTTGGGCAGCTTCGATATTTGGTGATCTGGAAACGGCACGCGAAGCAGAGCAAGCCCGGTTGGCTTCGTTTCGCCTTTGGCTTGGTCGGTCATGGCAACCCCTTCCATTTGTAAAAATGCCCATCGTTGCCCTTCACGCGCTCAACAGCGCCAAGGTCACGCATCCGGCGAAGCTGACGGCTCACGGTGCGCAGTTGCACGTTGGCCGCGGCTGCCAGCCCCTTCAGGTTCGCGCGCTTGTCCGGGTTAAGCGCCATGATGGCGGCAAGGCATCGGCTGGAAAAGTCAAGCCGGGGCTCCGATAGGATGGCCTGCACCATCGCTATGCGGGCTTTGAGTTCGTCGGCTTCAGTCATTGGACGCGCCACACGCGGACGCCGGTCACGCCGTTCTCTGTTACGGTGTTCGTTACAAACTTTTTCCCAGGCATTCGTGTTCGTGCATTTGCCACGCTGGATGAAATCCCGCCTGTTGTTTTGCCCGGCACGAAAAAGGAGTGGCCAACGTCAAGTTCGGCGAATGGGTATTTTCCCCTGACACCAAACCCATTAGGCATCGGCTTGTCTTTGTCGATTGTGATCATGGTTTCATTCATCTCAGTTGTCGAACCAAAAAATCAAACGGTGTTCTGCTGTTCCTTCAACGCCAAGGAAATAGCTTGCCGGAAATTTGGTCTTGTATTCGCCCGGCGTTTGGGCGTGGTCCGTCGCAAGGAAGATTTCCGCAGCTTCCTCGGCAGGCAGCCAGCTATGGGAATGCCC